TTGCCCAATCGAACTCGATGCCATTTCGGCGAGTCTGCAAGATCGCAGATTCGTCGGTCATGGCATCCTCGGCATCTTCGACCGTCTTCGCGTCGGTGTGAATGATCGTTGTCCAGTAGGTATCTCCATGCGCGTACCCGACGCGCTTGTACCCCTTGGACGCTGGAAGCACATGAAAGCCGATGAGTCGCTGCATCCCGTTGTCCGTGGTGACGGTGATGTCTCCGCTTACGACGCACACGTTGTCCAACTTGGTCAGCGTTCCGGTCACCGCCGTGCCAGCCGGAATGAAGATCGTCCGCGCATACATCGACCCATGCATCAGGCTTGATGTCTGCATATCGACTTGCGGCATCGCCATCAGCGCGGCCTCAAACCGACGAATACGGTCGATCTCAATCTGTGTTTCAGGTGACATCGACAACGGTCCTCCTCGGCCCGACAGGTGCAAGGCTGGCTCCGATGCGTTCAAGGGCAAACGGATACCCGCTCGATGACAACCGCAGGAAGATCGCATTGGCACGAACCCGGCACTTCATTCGGTTGTTCTCGCCCTCCACAAGGTTCCCGAGGTTGGTGACGGTCGATGATTCAAACGCGGTCGCCGCGACATCAGCCGTCACATTGGACAACGTCGCGATGATCGTTCCGCTTTCATCCGTGACCACATACCTGTATTCGCCGACCGCAGGATCCTCGGCGTACTCGCCGTTGACTTGCTGCTGGACGAACACTGGCCTGCCACCGTCCTGAAATCGAATGCCCCACCGATCAAATCCGCCGAACGTGTCTCGGACCAATTCGTATCTGCTGTCAGAATCCTCGTACACACGGGAAAGCGGCTTGACAAACGTGTCTTGCGTCGTGTATGTCCCGACAGTCGTTCTCGCGTACTGGCCGTCGAGATATCCGACGATGGTCGGGCTTGCGCCGCCACCGTCATAGGTTGGCGATTGCGGGTCAGGGCTTCCGTCCGGGTTCGTCAACCCAGCATTGCCGCCATCGGCAAGAATGGAAAGCACATCCGACACGAATACGCTGTTGATGCTTTCGGCGATTGCCTCTTGTGCCGTTTCAGCGGAAAGCAACGAAGCCGTCGGATTCGGCGCATTTCCCTTGACTGCCTCGTCTGGAAGGTATTGGTCAGCCCCAAGTTCGATCTGCACCTCGTTGCAGAACGCAAGTCCGGGCTGGCTTGAAACCATCGGGCCGATGCTCACCCGAGTTTCAATTCTCTGGGCAATGGCCTCTCCGGTCGAGATCGTGCTTGTATACCCAGCAGCGGGATATCCATCGATTCCAGCGATGATCTTCTGGTCGAAGAATCCGATCTGACCATTGAGAGAACCAAACAAAGCGACCTGATTTCGACCGTCGGTCGTGAGCATCTGACAAGTCGAGTACGCCCCACGGAACGTCGGGTCGTACATCTTGTACGGGAAGAACCCGTCAGTCTGGTCCGAGTAGAACAGGTGCGTGCTGCTGTCGGGCTGGTCGGTTCGCGTAAGGAAGATCCAGAGACCGCGACGCTCGACATCGTAAGACAGCGTGCAATCGATGTCTTCCCATTTCGTGGCGTTGAAGAAAGAGTCGAGTTTGTTCAGCGACACCAACTGACCACGGTCAATGTTGAAGTCGTTCGGTGTCAACCGATACAAGCCATCCTGCGCCATGACATACACGGTCTTCTCCGGTCCATTGCACCATGCGCGTGGACCGACAATTCCGACCGTCCTGCTCATCTGCTGAATCGTTGCATTGCCGAACACTGGATCCGCCGTCAGCATCGACATGGATCGCCGTCCAGCAAAGATGATCGAACCCTGACCGAACGGAATCAGAGCCACAATTTCGTCGCCGGGAACGCCCCATATTCCAGTATTTCCGGCAATGGCTTCGTCTGCCCCGGTTGCGCCAGACCAATCGTCCGGGTCATTGATGTCAGACATCCACCAGATGTTCTCTTTCTGACGAACCCCGGCAAGAACGAGGCGAGTGCCGAACAAGGCAATGATGGTCGCGGTATAAGCGACCCCACCTACTGTGTTCGTGACATTGTCCTCTGGCCCGTGCGATCCGTGTTCCCACGCAGACCACACTGGTGAGTTGGCGAACAGGTCTACCTTTCGGTAGTTGAGGCCATCGACGAAGTAGCAATACTGACCGCGCTGCACCGCCTCGACGCGACCGCTTGTCTGCAAGGCCGCACCGAGCGAACCAGTAGTGACTTGCGCGACTTGCGTAGGCGATGTGTCGCCCGGATCAAGAAAGTAGATCTTCCCTGCATTGACGATGAAGACGCGGTCCTTGATGACCGGGGGAGATCCATTGAACGCCGATGTCCTGACAAGACACTGCACCGCACCGCTCGCAAACTTGTACGCACGATTGAAACCGGGTCTCGTTCCAAGCCGCACCTTGCGTCGGAACGGATCCATCGGGATCATGTTCAGGATGTCGTGCGTGTACCCCTCCGGTACACCGCTGTACACGGTGTCCGTGATCCAGCCACGAAGGGGAATGATGGCTTGGGTGTACGGCATTATGAAATCCGCGTCCACAAAGCGACAGCAGCAGAGGGCGAATCTGGGTTTGTTGATTGACAGTACCCAAGGGATCTCCACACGGCTCCAGCACCCCCGATCAGTACGGCAACAGCATTTACTGCTTGGTTCGTATAAAAAATCTGATTATTGATTGAAACCAATTTGGGACCAGCCGTAGTGACCCCTGATGGCTGTGTTACTGATGTCCCACCCACAGCAACGCTTCCCTGGTTTTGGTATACGCCAGAAAGTACAAAACTGCCAACGCCCGCATATGTCTGCATACTTGCCAGCGAAGGAACTCCAAGCGTTGTTCTCTGCGCTGCCGCATCTGCATCATCAAGCAGCGCCCGACCCGCTGGGGTGCAAGTGATTTCTTCAATGTCCCCAGCGCCTGCGGTGCTGCGTCCAAGTACACGATCCGTGGCTGTGACGTTCTGAATCTTCGCATATGTCACTGCATCATTAGCGATTCCATTCGTCGCAATCGTTCCGAATCCAACTGCTGTTCCGCTACGACGCAGTACTTCTGCATCGTTTGCGGCATTGATTTCGGCAAAGTCGCCAGCACTGTTGGCGGAGCGCCCAATGACGGACAGACCCGCCGCAGCACTGTTCTGAATCTTCGCAAACGTAACGGCATCGTCAGCGATCTTTGCCGTGGTAACCGCCACATCACGGATGTGGTTAGTCGTGACGGCGCGGTTCACATCGGTTGAAGCATCGTCAGCCAACTTTGCAGCCGTAACTGCATCATCAGCAATCTTCGCCGTCGTGATCTCGCCGTCCGAGATATGCGCCGTGCTAGACCAGTTCGTCCACGCCGTTCCGTTCCAGAGCCTGACCCACTGACGAAGATCGGAACCGCTGCTGCTGTACTGCGTCAGCAACTGCTGGACATGGGTCGTGAGCGACGGATATGCGTGGGTCGTGACGATCAGGGTGGAGACCGAGTCGGCATCGACCGTCGATCCGAAGTCGGTCGGCACGTTCGTGAACGTCGATCCGCCGGGAGTGATGCTGTTCAGCCGATACCGACCCATCACGCGATAGCGGGTGCTGTTCAGGTCGAGATCGACGGCAGGATTCACGGACACGTTCGGGAACTGGTAGTACGCAAGGTTCTGCCACTGCGTCGTTCCGTCGCCGATCTTCAGGTTTCCGGTGTCGGTCTCGTAGCCGAACTCACCAGACGCAAGCACGGTGGTGCTTCCCCAGTTCGCGGCAAGGTCTCGTCGGATTTGGATCTTGACTGACATTAGTTCTTCTCCTCGACGTAGGACGGCGGCACGCAGTACCAGCCTTCCTGAATCCGTACCTCGTTGTCACCCAACTGCCACCCGTCAGCCGTCTTGACGTACACCCGGCCCCGAACGTCCGGTCCCATCCTGATCGGGCTTGACTCGCTCACCAGAACCGTGCGAGTGCATCCACTCGCGAATGCGAGACCCAGCACGACGAAGCACATGATGATGAACATGAGCATCAACGCCTTCGCCTCGCTTGGGAAGGACGCTGGTCGCCCATTGCAGCAGGGACATGAAGAGCGCTCGCAGGAAGTCATGCACGCCTCAAGCCTTCTTGTTGTCCTTGGCGAAGATCAGGCCGATGCCAGCCATGATCGCGGCGATGAGCGCGGCGAAGTCGGGCTTGGTGGTCGGATCCGCATCGGTCAGCGCGGTCAGCGCAGCGCCGCCAGCGACCATGATCGCGGCGATTCCAGCGCCAGTGGTCTTCCAAGACGAGTTCTTGATCATGTCGGTCATCGGTCGTTCCTTTCGAGTTTCTCCTCGATCTTGTCGAGGCGCTTGCTCACGCTTTCCTGATTCGTCGCGACTTGCATGAGCAGGCGGTCGTGGTTGATGTACGCCGGGATGAGCATCCCAAGGAGCGTGATCACGATTGCGACAATCGCGATCCAGTTGGCGGTGGACAGGCTCACCTTGATGTTCGTGTTTTCGATTGTCATGGCTTTCAGACTTCCTGCTCTGTGATGATGTTGAACTGCTGTTTCTGCGCGTCGGTCAAGCCGTTGCAGATGAGAACCCAATTGCCAACGTATTGGTCTTCCTCTCCTTCAGAATCGCTCACGGACGCTGGCCCGATCTTGCTGAACAACGAAGAACCGCTCCTGCGAAACGCGCCAGAACTGACGCACGCATCCGCGAACGAGTCGAAATCCGGGGATGAAATGATGTACTTCCTCATTCCGCACAACCATTCCACAAGGCGCGAAGTTCCCCGATTTGAAGAACCCGTTCCCACAGTCCGATCTTGCGAATGTAATGCTGGGCTCGGTCTCCGGTAACAGAATTTCCAAGATGACTTACCGCCATTGGGAATCCCATCACATATGGACCGATCAATTCATCGTTGATCATCACGAACAATTCCAG